CGTAATGGTGGTCCCATACGATTCTTTACAACCTGGCATCTTACTTTGATACCAACAATTCTTTCGTTACCACTACCATCTTTAGCTTTAATTGTTCCCATACTCTTTAATCTCAAACGAACCGATGCGTGGAAAGCGATTGCTTTACCACCCGATGTAGTCCAAGGGTCAGAGAATGGCATTGCGTTCATCTTCTGTCTTAATTGGTTTGTGAAAACTAGAGTGATTTTCTGTCTACCAATAAGATTTGTGATTTTACGCATTGCTTTGGAAATGATAATTGCTTTATCCGTAGCGTAACCATCCTTACCATAATCAGCTTCCATCTCCTTTTCAGTTGATGCTGCTGCTACTGAATCCACAACGATTGTTACATACTTATCTTTAGAGGAAGTTCTTACCTTCTCAATAATAGTTTCAGTATATTCGAAACATTGTTCAACAGTCTCAGCTGCTACATAAAGTAATTTGGTTGTATCTACTCCAATGGCTTCTAAGAATTCTCTACTTACGGCGTTCTCCGTGTCAATCAATACTGCCAATCCACCTAACTTCTGCGTTTCCGCAAGTAAGTGAGCTGATACTAATGATTTACCACTTTGTTCTAATCCCGTAATTTCGGTAATTCTTCCAACAGGTAATCCACCATAAGGGCGATTTGATATTGCCACATCCAACATAGATGCTCCGGTCGAAACCCAGCCTTCTACATTTGTTGGTGCATCATCATTATCTAAAAAGAATGCTACCTTTTGGTCTTTTGATTGTTTGTTAAGGGACTCAACGAGTACTTCCGCTAAGTCAACCTCTTTAGTTGCTTTTGCCATAAATTGTTTTACTTATTAGTTATTGAAAAGGTCATCAAATGCTGATGCCACATCATCTACTTTCTTAGCTGATGTTTCTGCTTTAGGTGCTTTTGGAGCATCTACGTCAAAAGGGGCTTCATCCTTTGCAGTTGAAGAAAGTGTTTCAGCTGATACTGATACTTCTTCTTCTGATGCTGCTGATGGATTTAACCAACCTTCTAATACATTTTTCAATTCCGAATAAGTCAACTCTTGGTAAAGGTCTGTGATTTCGGTTTGTCCATTGATAAACTTGTCAGTTTCTTCTTTAGTTGCTGCTAAAGGAGTTTCCTTTGGTTTAACACGGATTGTTGTTACAGGGTAAGAAGTACCACTGTCTTCAGCTGATACTACTTCAACAGTAATATCTCTACCTTCATTTGGGTCGGTAATATCACCATAATCTGGGTCAGCAATGTAACCAAGAATTTCTTGATATACAGTTTTTCCAAAGCCCCAGAATCTTACACCTTCACCTTCTTCACCTCTTACCAATACTGGTACGAATGTTCTAAGTTTCGGCTCCATTTTCTTGGCAGCTTTCCAATCTTCTTTATCACCCATTCTTTTTAACTTATCAGCGAACTCAACGATAGGGTCAGGTCTGCCAAAAGAAGATGGAGATAGATAAGATTTGTTGTTAATGTTGTAGTGAAAAAATAATTCAATAAAAGGATTCTCTTTGTTGAATTTGTAAGGGACTAAACGAATAGTGTGTTTGCCCGGAGCTGGTTTCCAAAGTTCTACTTTCTTTGAAGTTGTGCTTTGTAGTTTGTTCAGTCTACCTCTGATTGCGTCTAAGTTAATAGCCATTTTTTTACGTTTTAAGAGTTTATGTTTTATGGTTTTATTTAGGTGAGTGTCCTTCACCCTCTATGTATATAAATATAAAGAGATTACAAATATACAACAATTTATTGGATTTTCCAAATCTTTTTTGAAGTATATTTTATAACCAATTTAAGCATTTATATGGGTTTGAGATTTACTCAAAGATACGAAAAATACCTGATACTACCAAATAAAAAGGGATTAATTTTCCGCTTCTTGTGTATATAATAATGATGACCTGTTTGGGTATTGTAGATGTTTCTTTAAAATATCCTTTTCGTTGTCATCTATAAACTCTCTTAACTTAATTTCGTTTTTAGTACCAATTTGTTCCAATGTTATAATAGTAAGGGAACGACCACCTTCCATTTTTTTAGCTTCTGTTTTCACAACTTTGTATTTATTATTTGATGGTAAAAGTACTTCATGCTGTCCACTCCAAGTTCCAAAATCACTAGAAAACATACTGTTTTTATCTTTACCAGATACATTACCTACATTTGCATTCATACAAAATCCATTAAATGTATTTCTTGGACTTACCACTTTTATCATTACCGATTGGTTGTTAGCTTTATCTATTGTTGCGTTTGCATTACCAATATTATTAGCAAATTCGGTAGCTGTTTTAGCATCAAATGAAAATGATGATATTGGTAAATCAATATTACTACCTTCCTTAAACGATTTCATAAACTTAGTATAATCGGAAGATTTCATAGCCATACCTCTATACAACGCATTTGTTTGAACAGGTGGAGGTGGTTCTGATTTTAACATTTCATCAATTCTATTTAGAGCGTTTTTATCTATCATTGATTGATACGAAAACATATCCTTTATATAGTTTGGATTTTTCTTAGCTTGCTGCTTAACCCACTTAGATTGGTTTTTATCATTAGCTTCAGAAATATCTACAAAGGAATTATCTGTATCACCACCCTTTTCTTTTTTAATGAAATTACGAAGTCCACCATCTACAGTTGTTGGATTTTCTAATTCACTTTGCATTTTCTTACTCCATTCATTATCTGAAAGAGTTTTGTATTTTAATGGATATGCTAATTGTAAAGTTGATAATTCATCCATACTATCAATATCATTATCCTTTCCAAATGTAATAGTTTCGCCTAATTTAACTAATGCATATTCCTCTAAATTTTCATATCCCCATTCTTTTAAATCCTCCTCATTTGGTGTAAATCCAGATATTTCAAAGTACAATTCAGGATGCTTTAATATCCTATTTACATCTATTTTAAATTTGTTTGCCACCTTTGCTACATCTTTTGTACTAAGATTTTTACTCCATACAATTTTATCCTTTACCTTTGCAAGTTCATTTGCTACATCTTTGGTAGTTTCGGCATTATATAAATCTTCCTTATCTGATTCTTTCTTAGCTATTTTTTTATCAACTTGTTTTTGAATTTCGTCTGGATTGATTCCTTTTTTAATTGCTTTTGCTGTTTTATCTCTTGATTCAGAATATGCTTTATAATAGTAGTCATCAGGAATAATCCCATCCGGAGAATGCTCATTGGCTTCCATTGTTCTAAAAACTAAAGATACCATTAATTCCGATACCTTTTCGTTTTTACCATATTCATTTTTTATTTGAGTATCTGGTCCTAATTTATTTATAAGATTTAAATCAATACCATTTTCATCGGCAGTTTTTTTGACTATTTCAGGAGTTATTTTTGATTGAGAAAATTCAACATCTTTTACAATTTTACCATTTTTATTTTTTCTACTAAGGAAAATAGTACGATTACCACTTTTTGTATTTGTTATTGCGTTTATTAAATCTTCCGATGGCTCATTCTTTTTATCCAAAGAAGCGCCTCTTTCCTTTTCATAATCACCTTTAAATAAATCAGATTTTGCTGGAGTTTTTACATCATTTCCTTTTACTTTAGGTTTATCATGCGTACCAGCTTTAACTGCAGCATCCATACTATCTTTAGTACTAAAATATACCAATTTACCAGATTCTTTGGATATTGCCGAAAAATCAGTTGTTTTTGGTTTAGCCTCTAATAGTTCCCTAAGTAAAATCATACATATAAATATAAATCAAATAAAAAGGGAGAATTTTTAGTTTCTCCCTTTATTTTATGCTAATAAGTTATAATACTCTTTAAAGTGTTTAATCCTATCATCTAAGCCAATTGTTCCACCATTTACTCTTTTTGTGATTGATGTTACTACTGCATCACTTGCTCCACCATCAGCCATTTTGTGTAATCCGTTTTTATTGAAGAACCACGCTGCTGATAATAGGGCGTATTTCTCAGCTACTACTTGTGGGTTTGCTGTTACATCTTCTCCAATTGATTTACCAAATGCAGTGTAGTTATCTCTACCTGTTAATTGGATGTAACCACGACCACAAAATTTAGCACCATCTCCACTTGCTTCAGGTCCGTTACCCATTCTACCACCATATACTTTGTTTGCAATCTTCTCCGGCTTTCTTTCATAAGAAGCTGCTGATTCTAAAGTTGGGAAGTATTTCTTAAAGATACCATTCAAACCTTTAGCTGAATAATTTAAGTTTTCTTTTGTTAATCTGAATCCTCCACTTTCGTGTCCACATTGTGCTAAGAAATGTGCCAATCTTAATGGAGTGTTAATTTGGAACTTAGCTGCTGTATCGGGAATCATTGCTATTACTGCATCAGGAACATGTCCTTTTAGATTTTGTAATTTTAATCCAGTAGAGTTAGCAGTTGCTACAACCGCTTGTGCAGCAGGAGTTGTATGTACTTCATCGCTCTCTCCCATAATCATTGCCCAAGTCTTATCACCAACAATACCATCGGCTGTTAATCCGTGAGCTGATTGCCATAACTTTACGGCTTCTTCTGTCTTAGGTCCAAAGTTACCAACTGGGTCTAAGTGTAATTTAATTTGTAATTGCTTTACGTTTTCGTTGTTATCACCTTTTTTTAATAACATAATACTAATATTTTTTAATTTCTTTATACATTATAACCTCTTTTGGCTTCATAACTATTTCATTCCATAAAGATGTCTTATCATTTTTACAGTCCTCCACATTTCTGCAAAGATTATTTTCATTATCAGGATATGATAATCTGAACATATTAACCGCTTTGTGTCCTTTATCAGTTGCAAATGTTTTTGCATCTGATTTAAACGCCGCTACTAATGCTCCTTTTACTTTTACTAATATATTTGCATCAGTTTTAAAAAACTCTTTAGCTTGTGTTGTAAATGTTGATATTTCAAAATTCCAACCATTTTTTATACCATCTAAAATATTGATTAATCCTTCTTTAGATGTCCAATGTAATGCAGTTACTTCTTCATCAATAGTACCATATGTATCTATTGTAAATTGTTCATCCATCAATAGATATGGTTCTATTGCTCCTCTACTTTGAAAAAAAGCAATCTTATCATTATCTATATTAACTATGTAATCTTTATAATCGTTTCTTAATGACCAAACTCTATGATTTACAAAATCTTCAATAAAATCCAATACCTTCTTTCTTGTTAAATCAGCAAATTGTTCAGTTTCAATATATAATTGATATGAAAAGTATTTGTTAATTAAATCTATAAGTTGAGGACTGTAATCAATAGTACCCCCTCTAGTATCAAATCCCTGTTGCTCTAACGCAAGAAATTCTTTACATATGGATTCCCATTCTGCGATTGTGTGAAATGAACTTTCTGGTTTGAAATATCCTCTAACTGCATACATAGTAATTATAAATATTACTCTGATTTATTTCCCTCACCAAAATCAATTACTTCAAAAACTCTTGTTTGAATTTTCTTAGTTCCTTCTGCGTTTGTTAGAATAATAGAATTTTTAAACTTTTGCCAATTAATAACAAAAGATGTATCTAAAACACCACCATTTTCTTCTTTAACTAATTCGTTAAGAGCGTTTATAGTGTAAAGTGAATTAGATTCTTTCTTTCTATGTATTAGGATTGTATTTTCCAGCGGTGTTTCCGGTTGGAAAGCAGTATCTATATTATAAGTTACAAACAATTCCTCTAAATTGGACTTGTTTTGTAATATGTATATATAATTGTAGACTATGTGATAAGTCTCTCTAATTTGTTGTAGAGTGTTTTGTAACTCCTCCTTTGTTGTAAATGTACAAAGTAACTGTGTCTTCATCCTTCCTCTTGTTTCTTTTATTATACATAAATATCAAAAATCAAAAGG